CTCTATGCCAGTCACTAAAGAGATTGGTGAATCCCTTGGCATACAGAGTGACCGTGAAGGCTGGGTCGTAGCATTTAAAGTGTATAACGACGATGTTTGGGCCAAGGTCAAGTCTGGTGAATTAGCCGCCTTTAGCATTGGCGGTAGAGCAATAAAGGAAGACTATAATGGCTAACCTTTTAAAACAGCTTGAACTAGAGGAATTATCCTTAGTGGATCGTCCTGCCAATGCAAAAGCTATGGTTTCCCTATTCAAGCGTGACAACTCCGAAGAGGAACAAATGACAGATAACGTAGAAAAGATGTCAGACGACCTAAAGGCAAAACTAAAGCCTTATATGGACAAAGGAATGACCGAAGAAGAGGCAATGAAAGCCTATGACGAGGACATGAAGAAGTCTGACGCAGCAGAGATTGATGAACTAGACCTGCTGAAAGCTGAGAACGACACACTGAAAATCCAGAACGAAGACCTACGTAAGGCTCTTATCGAAAACGGTTTCATTATCAAGTCTGACTCAATCGAAAAGAAAGTTGAACCAGAGTACATTGAGTACGAAGGTGAACAAATCAATAAAGCAGATGTACCTGCCGTTATTCTCAAAGCATTGGAAGAAGCAGAGTTTGCTAAAGCTGATGCAGAACTAACAAAACGTGCAACAGAAGCCCTACCACACTTTGCAGAAGATGTAGCTAAATCCTTGGTTGCTGAGTTCGGTGAAGTAGAAGGTGTTATGGAAGCCCTTAAAGCTGCCGATGCGACATTCGCAGAAAGCATGAAAGAGGTAGGAAAATCAGATGCAGACGGTGAGTTCGCTACTGCAACTGACAAAATGGAATCCCTTGTAAAATCTTACATGGATGAAAACAAAATGAAGAAGGGCGACTACGCTAAAGCATACGCTGCTGTAGCTAAGACCGACCAAGGTAAAGCCCTTATCAATAAAAGCTATAAAGGGGAATAATTATGGCTGTAATGCAATCCCGTGACACACGGACATTTGTTGCAGGTGAGAGCCTAGCAGCAGCACAATTTAAATTCGTAACATTGGAATCAGACGGTGAAGTTGATCTAGCTGATTCTGCTGGTGAAAACTGCGTTGGAGTTTGCATCAATGACCCTGCGGCTGGTGAAGCTGCTACTGTCGTAATGTCAGGTAAAGTAATGGTAACTGCTGGTGGCACAATCGCTGCTGGTGCTGCTGTTGCAACTGACGCATCAGGTGACGCTGTAACAGCCTCTTCAGGTAACATTGTAATGGGCTATGCTACAGAAGCTGGTGTTGATGGACAGGTCATCGCTGTCGAACTAATCCAAGGCGGCAACGCTGCGGCGTAACCAGCAATAGGAAGGATATAGAAAATGCCATTACTAACACCAAATTCGGTACATATCGACCAGCCGTTGACTAACCTCACAGTTGCGTATGTACAAGACCAAGCTAACTTTATCGCTGATAAGGTTTTCCCAGTAGTAGGCGTAGACAAACAGTCTGACAAATACTACATCTATGATCGTGACAACATGAACCGTACAGGTGATGTTAAGGCTCTTGCACCACGCACAGAAGTCAATCGCATCGGTATGTCACTATCAAACGCATCATTCTATGCTGACGTATACGGCCTAGGTATGGACTTCGACCAGCAAACTCTTGCTAACGAAGATGCAGCCCTAGACATCCGTACAGCAGGTGCTACAACACTAACTAACCGTCTATTGATCCATCGTGAAGAACAGTTTGCTTCAAGCTTCTTCGCAGCGTCAATCTGGGGTTCAGAATCAACACCATCAAACTTGTGGTCAGATTATACAAACGGTACACCAATCGCAGACGTAACAACTGCTCGTCGTACTATGCAGCTAAAATCTGGTGGCTTCAAGCCAAACACAATGGTTGTCGGTAAAGAGGTGCGTGATAAGTTGATCAACCACCCAGACATCCTAGCACGTTTGAACGGTGGTGCGACTGTAACAAACACTGCATTGATCACTAACGCTAAGTTGGCTGAGATTTTTGAGGTAGAGAACTTCTACGTCATGGAAGCAGTGAAAAACTCATCAGCAGAAGGTGTTGCAGAAAGTAATGCATTCATCGGTGGTAAACATGCTCTATTGGCACACGTTGCCCCAAGTGCAGGTCTAATGACACCAATGGCTGGTGCGACATTCGCATGGAACAACCTACAAGGTGTGAACAACTTGGGTATCACTGTTGAGTCATTCTCTGACGATGCATTGAAGCGTATGCAAGTTGCAGAACACATCCAAGTTAAAATGTCCTACGATATGAAAGTCACAGGCGCAGACTTGGGTTACTTCTTCGACACAGTTGTAGCATAAGCTATTTACTCTAGGGGGCTGTAGTGGCCCCCTTATTCACTACTGATAGGTGTAACATGATCCGACAAGAACAAATTCCTTTCCAGTTTGACCGCCCCTTATTCGTGCGTGTACCTTTTGATGCAGCAGGAAGAACATGGGAGTCAGGACAAGAGTTCAAATGGAAAGAGATGTCCATGCCAGAAACCAATGTGATGTTTCTCTATAATCAGAGGATGCTACATCACAATGCTGAACTAGAAAAAGAAGTTAAGGCTGGTGATGGGCTAGAAGAATTAAACATAGATGGACTACACGAAGTCGTTAAGAGTATCAATGCCAAGGTTAAGGCTAAGACACCTAACGCTAATATGTATGAGAAACATAAGTGTAAAACATCTAAGATACTAGACAAACAGCGTGGGCTTATTCGTAGCTGGCGTAGAAACCACGGACATTATGAGGTAGATTGATGGCTTGGAGTTATGACGAAAGTGATCTTGAGACAACATCGACTTTTGGTCGTATCAATGCTGTCCGATTACTAGTAGGTGATACAGACAGTAATGAACAACAAGTTCAGAATGAAGAGATCGTTTTTGCTCTGACTCAAACCAATAATAACGTATATTATGCTGGGGCTTGGTGCGCAAGGGTTATTGCAGCTAAGTATTCACGCAAAGTAACGACATCAATAGACAACGCTATAAGTGCTGATTACAGCGACTTAGCAACTCAGTATCAAAAACTAGCAGAAAGCCTAGAGTATCAGGGTAAGAAGTCTGGTGCTGTTGTTGGTATTAAGGCTGGCGGTATTACCAAATCAGGTATTGACGCTATACGTGCCAACACTAACCGCATTACTCCCTCATTCCGTAGGGATCGCTTTCGTAATCCACCAAGCTATAGTGGAGAAGATTACGGCTCAGACTACGACTAGGAGGTCTAGATGTCTTTTCGATCCTTTGATCCCTATGACATGATAAGGGACTTCGGCAAAGAAGTTACACTGCACAAACAGACTACGGATGGGACATACGATCCAGCCACAGGTACTTTGTCGGGTGGGGCGACTACAGATTATACAGCCTTTGCTTACTTCTATAACTTTGAGGTAGGTATTCAGGGCGAGACTGATCTTAGGCGTGGTACCAGAAAGTGTGTAATTTCTGCGTTGGGTCTTGCAGTTGCTCCTGATGATGGTGACACTATCTCTGGTTTCGGGGATACGGTACACATCGTAAGAGTTACCACTCACTACAGCAACGGTCTAGCAGTCATGTATACCTGTGAGGTTGCAGAATGATGAAGTTGCAGGTAGCCACTAGACCCAAAGGTCTTGGCAAGAAACTAGATGAAAAGCTAGAGGCTCAGTTTCAGACTAAGCTAAAACGACAAGCTGATCTTGCTATACGGGTTACTATGGGCGATAACCCAAGAGGTAAACCTGCATTAGATACTGGTGCCTATGTCAGGTCTTGGTCATTTAGTAAGCAAGGTAGACCACGGCGTGTCGATAGTAAGAAGCTATCAAAAGGTTCTGGTAGTATAGGTGATGCTGAAAGAGCCAAGTCTGCACTATACTCTGACATCTCTAAGATCAAACTAAAGGGTACGACTGCCATATACTTACAGAATGGCGCACCTCATGCTCCTTATGTAGAATACAAACACAAGTATTTCATCATGGAGACTTTAGCTAATAGGATAAGAAATGGCAACTATTGACAAGGATATTCGGGCCGCACTAGAGAGTAAGCTGGCTGACATACCAAGTGTACCGTCAATAGCTTATGAGAACGTCCCTTTCAACCCTACAACGGGGCAAAACTACTTAGAGGTTACCTACATCCCGATAACAAGAAGGCCCACTGTACGGGGCTTAAATCCACAGCAGAGATACGATGGCATCTTTACCATTAACTGCTATGTCCCAGAGGGTGCTGGCCCTGCTGCGGCAGATACTCTTGCTAAGAATGTTATGGAGACATACGAGGCAACATCAAAACTAACTCAAGGTTCGACTACTGTTAATATAGAATTTGCAGAACGTAGACAAGGTATAGTAGACAGTCCTTTCTATCTTGTTCCTGTCGTCGTAACTTGGTATGCATACAAATAATTAGGAGATCACTATGGCCTTTGCACAGGGTTCACGTTCCAGTCTGTCGTACATTGTAGAAAGCAATTTTGGTACGACACCTTCTGGTAACTTCACTAACTTACCTTTTTCTACTCAATCACTAAACCTATCTAAAGACCGTGTTGCTGGTAATGACATTCAGGCAGATCGTATGCCACGTGTTGACCGTCATGGTAACCGTCAGGTTGGTGGTGATATTGCTGTCGATCTACGTGACGCAGATTACGACGATTGGCTAGAAGCTGCCATGCTAAACACATGGTCAACTAACGTACTTAAAGTTGGTACAACACCTAAGTTCTTCACTATCGAAGACTATGCTGCTGACATCGACCAAGCACGTTTGTTTACAGGATGTACAGTAAACACAATGGGTGTTTCTCTGGCACCTAACCAAATGGTAACAACAACTTTTGGTGTCGTCGGTAAAGATATGACAATTAGCGCAACTGATATTGCTGAATCACGTACTATAGATGCAGCATCTGGTGCATCACCTTTCGATGCTTACTCTGGTGACCTAAAGATTGCCGATAGTGGTTCAACTCTAGCATCTGCTGCTATTGTTACTGGCATGGACTTCACAGTCACTAACGGTTATGCACCTACATTCGTTATCGGTGATGACTCAGCACCAAGCCTAGAGTTTGGTCGTGCAGAAGTAGAAGGTACACTATCAGCGTACTTTGAAGATGCAGCACTAGTAAATCGTTTCATCAACGAAACAGAGACAGCACTTGAGGTTTCTGTAGGTGATGGTACAAACACAATGACATTCCTATTCCCACGTGTGAAAGTAAACTCTGCTGATGTGGGTGTAGATGGTCCTACAAGTCGTGTAGTATCTATGTCCTTCGTTGCTCTATATGACACAACAGAAGCGACAAACCTATCTATTACACGATCTGCGTAATCCCTAGCTAGGGTCGGGGGGTGTTGGTGTCGGGTCTGGCATCCCCCACATAACTACCCGACAACCCGAAGGAGACTCGACATGGATTTAAAAGATTTAACACCTGATAGTGATATAGTCACTTGTACCATACGACACCCAGTCAAGAATGAGCCGTTAAAGAATGATGACGGTAGTGACATGGAAGTAGAGTTGTATGCACCTTATGCAGAAGCCTATAAGAAAGTAGTCTTTGAGCAACAGAATAAGCGACTATCCAAATCTAAAAATGGTAAGATTGATATTAAGGCAGAAGAACTTGAGGAAGCTGGTATTGACCTACTTGCTAAAGTTACTAAGTCTTGGAATATTACCTTTGGTGGTGAACAGCCTAAACTATCAGTGGCAAAAGCTAAAGAAGTATACAAGGAAGTATTCTGGCTACGACAACAGCTAGAAGAGGCTATTGATACTTCTCTGGATTTTATGATGAAGTAGTATCGGATTTACTTAGCTGGGCAGACGAAGAGTTTAAGCTATCAGTCACCCAGTCTGGTGCTACTGAAAGAGATCACTTAGAACAAGTATACAAGCAGACTGGCATCAAACCTAAAGAGTTAGAGAACGAACATAAGTTTCCCTCAATCTTGTCTCATGTCTGGTCTGCTTTTGTGCATATAAGCAATGGTAGATCAGCAGGTTTTTCTGGCCCTAACCCAATACAATACTCAGAGATAAAAGCGTGGGTTGAATTAACAGGCACACCTTTGTCATCTTGGCATGTAGAAATAATAAAGTTGCTAGACTCAAAGTACATAGGAGCATTAAATGGCTGACGATCTTTTAACAATGAAGATTGCCATAGATGATAGAGATTATCTAAAGGTTCAGCGTTCTCAAAAGAACTTTCAGTACAGCTTAGTTGAGATTGAAAGGGCTTACCGTAATAATGAAATTACGTCTAAGCAGTATAATAAACAGCTTGTAATTCAAACTAAGAATCTACAGAAACTTGGTTTTACCTATACTGAAGCATCTAGTCAAATACGTAAGTATTCTTACAGCTTGCGTGGTGCTACTAAGCAGCAACTAGACCATGCACAAGCTATGTCTCAATCTGGCAAAGGTATGCGTAGGTTTGAACTGATTGCACAACAAGCTGGTTATCAGGTAGGTGACTTTGCTGTACAGGTTCAGTCTGGTACAAACGTAGCTGTTGCGTTTGGTCAACAGGCATCACAGTTACTTGGCTTCTTTGGTGCAGGTGGTGCTATAGCTGGTGCAGGTATTGCTATTGCTACTGGACTAATTGCACCACTACTAAGGTCTAAAGAGGCAGCAGAAGAGGCTAATCAGGTTTTCATGAACACTGACGAAGCTATTAAAGCTGTTTCTGAAGAAGCTGTTTCTGCTGCACAAGCGTTAGAACTTTTAAAGTCTGGGTTTGAAACCATAGGGGAAATCAGCTTAGATAAGAGTATCAAACAACTTAACGAGGACTTAGAAGAAGCACAAGGTAAACTTTCTGAGTTACAAACAGCAGAAATTACAGGTATGGCTGCTGGTGCTGGTATAGATATTGTAAGTCTTGTTTCGAGACTTTTTGGTAAAGAGGCAGATAACGAGTCTCAGGCACAAGGAGTGATTGATAAACAAAAATCCGATATAAAAGAACAAATAAGACTACTAGAAGAAAAACTTGCCACTGCCGTTGCTAATAGAAACGAACTTGAGGCAGAAAGGTCAAGACTAAAGGCTATTGAGTTATTCTATGAAAATAGACAAAAGTTAGCCGAAGAGATAGCCGAACGTGAAGCAGGTGTTGCTGAGATCATTGAAAAACAAAAAGAGGAAGCAGACAAATTAGCTGACAAACGTAAAAAGATTGCAGATATTGCTGATGCTGAACTTCTTAGGTTAAGAGGCCAAAACACACTTTTACAGTTACAATTACAGTTTGGTAAAGATTCTCAAGTCGCTAAAGAGCAAGAAATCTCTAATGAGGTAAATCTTTATAAACAAAGACTTCTTGGAAAAGATATCGCAGAGGAAACCGTAGAACAATTAGGTGATCAATACAGAATTAGCTTGAGACTTACAGATCAACTTAAAGATCAAGTACAGCAAGCAAGGGAGTTTAAAAGGCAGGTAAAAGAGGTCAGTAAAACATACACTGAAATGTTAGAGAAACGTGTTCTTGCTGATGTATTTGACCCACGTGGTGAAGAAGGTACGACAGCTACACAGGCTCTAAGACTTGGTTTTAACCCTTTTGCAGACGATGATAAAGATAAAACCAAGACTAAACGTGATCCTCTTGCTGAAATGCTCAAGGAAGTTCGACACAAAACTAAACTTCTTGATTTAACAGAAGAAGAAATAAGGGCAGAAGAAATAAGATACCAGCTTGAAAAAGCAGGTGTAAAAAATACAGATGATCGTATTGATAAACTCATTAAAGAATCTGAGGCTTACTATAAGTTAAATGAGGAACGTGATAAGCAAAAAGTCAGGATTGACGAAATAGGTAATGCTTTCAGTAATATGCTAATGGATATTGTAGATGGCACAGCTAAAGCTGACGAAGCCTTTAAGTCCTTCATGTCAAGTGTCCTAAAACAGCTTTTCCAAGAAACTGCTATTGATCCAGCAGTATCATTCCTTAAATCATTCCTACTAGCAGACGGTGGTGTTATGTCACGTGGCAAACTTACGCCATTCGCTTATGGGGGTGTCGTAAATGGCCCTACTGTATTCCCAATGGCTAACGGAATGGGACTTATGGGTGAAGCTGGACCAGAGGCTATCATGCCACTTAAACGTGGCCCTAACGGTAAACTTGGTGTCGAAGGTGGCGGTGGAGTTACTGTCGTCCAGAACATCAACGTATCTACTGGCGTACAACAAACTGTACGTACTGAGATTAAGTCCTTAATGCCACAGATTGCAGAGGCATCTAAAGCAGCCGTTGCTGATGCTAAACGTCGAGGCGGTTCGTATGGAAGGAACTTTTCATAATGGCTATTGATTATACTGCCCCGTTGTCTTTACCAACACATACAGGTATAGCCTCTATTGAGTTACACACCATCAATGCAGTAGCCTACAGTCAGTCCCCATTTACATTCCAAGGTCAAGCACATGCTTATTCTGGTGAGATGTGGACTGCTGATGTGTCGTTACCACCTATGAAACGTAGTGATGCAGAACGCTGGATAGCCTTTCTAATGAGCCTACGAGGTCAGTATCACACTTTCCTACTAGGTGATCCTAATGGTACCTCTGTAATCGACGATGCTAGTTCTTTGACTATAACTGGTACTACAGGTGAAAGACTGGTAGATGCTAACGTACCATCAGGTGAAACAATTAAAGCTGGTGACTACTTTTCTTTAGGTACTGGTAATGATCAAAGATTATACAAGGTATTGAGTGACTACACAGGCACTGGTTCTTTACAGTCTAATGTACTAGATATATGGCCAGCCTTACGTGCAGATGCATCTTCGGCTACAGCAGACTTAACAACACCACAAGGTCGTTTCAGACTAGCGTCTAGCGACACTAACTGGTCAATCAATGATACCAGTTTCTATGGTTTAACATTTGGAGCAATAGAAGCACTATGAGCCGTACTTTACCGACAGGTATGGTTGCTAAACTCACTGAGGGTGAGGTTGAGTTATTCCATGCCTTAGAACTACAGTTTTCTACTCCGTTATATCTATGGACGGGTATTGGAGACAAGTCCCTCACACCTGAGAATGGATCGACAAATACTTATATTGGTGTTGGTAATCTACTACAGGTGGGTGAACCCTCAGAGGCTCTTGATCTATCAGCACAAGGTCTTAGCCTGTCGTTAAACGGTCTTAACAGTAGTATCCTATCTGCTGCCTTATCTGAGAACTATCAAGGTCGTGCAGCTAAGTTATACCTAGGCATTGTTGGTGTGACTAACATGGCAGAAGTATTCTCAGGTTACATGGATGTTATGACGATTAGAGAATCAGCAGATACTGTTGACGTTTCACTTAGTGTGGAAAGCAGACTAATTGACTTAGAACGACCAAGGGTTGCCAGATACACTAAAGCAAGTCATCAAAGTATCAGTGGTAATTCAGGTGATAAGTTCTTTGACTTCTTAACAGACATTCAAGATAAACGAGTAGAATGGAAGTAAATGTTACCCGACTGGAAACACAACCTGACAACTTGGATAGACCAGAATAGATACAATAGGTTCTCTTGGGGTGTACATGATTGTTTTGTATTCACCAATGTAGCTTGGCGTAAGATGACTGGTAAGGGATATGCCGACGAGTGGTACGACAGGTACTACAACGAAAGATATAGACCCCTGTCCAGAGAAGAGATGCAACAAGAGTTTGGATACAACGAACTACATGAAGCATTAGACGAAAAGCTAAACAGAGTGCCTACATCACAAGTAGCTTACGGTAATTTAGTCGGTACATCTAAGTGGTCATTAAACAACACTACAAGAGTTGCCCTTGGTATATGCCTAGGTGATAGTTCCGTTTTCGTCGGGACTAGAGAATTACAATTTATACCAACAGACGAAATACAGTTTGCATGGGGTGAAAAATGAGAGATGAATTTGGCGCATGGGCAAGGGGTACTACGTTCCTAAGTCCTAACTCTAAGTTGTATAAGATGCCGCAACTTATTGCTAGTGCTTTGGCTCCTTATATTCCTGGCGTAATAGCTGGTACAACAATTACCTACGCCACAGTTGCAGCTTATGCTATCTACACTGCTGGTACAATGTGGGCCTTGAAGCAGTTAGCACCTGATGTACCTACACCTTCTAGTCCAGACTTAAGCAACCGACTACAACCAGACTCACCAAAGCAGGTGATCTATGGTCGTACCCGTGTCGGTGGTGCTGTTACTTATATCGAAAGTGTTGATAACAATAGCAACCTACTACAGGTTATCTGTATTGCTGGTCACCCTGTCGAAGAGATAGAAGATATTTACGTCAACGACACCCGTGTTACCAAAGCTAATGTTGGTGGTGGTGCGACTATTGGTGGTGCTGTTGACAGTGCGGATTGGAAGTCTGGTAGTAATACAGTTATAGATGTATTCAAAGGTAATGGCTCTAATAATACTACAGCCCTAGCTGACTTATATACACTTACAGACAACTCTACAGATGTAAACTCTACAGACTTTACTGGTAACGATACCTCATTCCTGTTTACTAATTTTGAGTACAACAGAGAAGTTTTTACCAATGGTATACCTACAATCAATGCTGTCGTAAAAGGACGTAAGATTTATGATCCTCGCAAAGATAGCACATCTGACGCTTATGATTCAGGTCTTGGAGTATCCACACACAGAAAGACTGATGACACCACTTGGGAATATAGCAATAACCCTGCGTTATGTATTTTAGATTATCTAACCCAAGAGCATGGTCTTAATGTTGACTATGATGAAATTGACGATACTGAATGGGCTACAGAAGCTGACATCTGTGAAGAGCAAGTCACAGAATACTCAGAAGGTGAAGATGTCTGGGTAAATGACCGCTATAATCTAAATGGCGTATTTACACGGGATATGGCACCACAGGAAATTATCCCTGCCATGTTATCTTCTTGTTCAGGTTCTTTGTTCTATGCTCAAGGTAAGTGGGTTCTACGTGTAGGTAAGTATCGTACACCTATTAGTCCAGTGTTTGATGAGGACGATCTACGTGGTCCTATGTCTATTGACACTAAGACTTCTCGTCGTGATATATACAACTCTGTTACAGGTAAAGTATCTGCTGAGTATGATTTTACTGATCCTAACACAACAGGTCTAATAGATTTTATACCTACAGATTACCCAATGGTAACGTCTTCTGTCTTAGAAGCAGAGGATGGTGGAGTAAGAAATACACTAGAACTTCCATTACCATTTACTACTGAATTACTTCAAGCCCAACGTATAGCTAAACAAACCCTATTCAGAAGCAGAGAACAAATTGTCGTTAATGCTAGGTTTGGTCTTAAAGCATTCCAAGCTAGGGTAGGCGACAATATCAAACTAACTAACTCACGCATGGGTTGGAATGAGAAGGTCTTTGAGATTGTATCTTGGAAGTTTGCTTATGGTGAGGGCGCTGCCCTAGAGGTTGACCTTACACTGAAAGAGAACTCTTCTGATGCATACGACTGGAATGCAGAGGCAAGTGTATTCACGACTAATAATACGACACTGCCCAGATACAATTATGCGCCTACACCTACACTAGGTACGCCTACTACAGAGGTTATCATACAATCTGATGGTACAACAACTGCGAATGCAGAGGTAGCTTGGACTGTCACTGACGATGCTTATGTAAATGACTATGTTCTGGAGTGGAAACGGTCTGGTGAAACAGACTACCAATCTGTAGTTACTACTAATTTATACTACAGGATTGCTGGCCTTCAGGTTGGGCAGGGTTATGATATACGAGTTAGTTCTCGTAACAGATTAGGTGTGCGTTCTGTATTTGCAGCTACCACTTTAACTGTTTCAGGAGACACAACAGCACCAAGCGCACCTACTATGGGCAGCGCAACTGGTAGCTTCAATCAAATTAAGGTTTCGTGGACTAATCCATCTGATGATGACTTTAAGGAAGCTATTGTTTTCCGCAACACAACTAATAACTCTGCTTCAGCTACTGAGATAGCTAGAATAAGTGGTGACACATATGTTGATGCGGGTCTTCCAGACAGTACAACTTATCATTACTGGGTTAAGGCAGTAGACTTTACTGGCAATGTGTCTGGGTTTAGTTCAACTGCTGATGCAACAACAAATGCATCTTCTATTGGTGATGATGGCGATGACGGTCAAAACGCCCGTGGCTATGTTATGACAAATCAGTCACATACGGTTCCATCAGGTGCAAATGGTGTTGTTGACAGCTACGCTGGGTCTGGAACTGATATTGAAATTTATGACGGTCACTCAAAGTTAACTTACACAACTGGATCATTAAGTAATGGTTATTTTACAATACTAAGCACCACAGTCAGCCCATCGAGTGCAATAACTGTTGGTGCAGCATCATACATTACTAATGGTGTTCGTATTGCTGACCATTCGGTTATGAGTTCTAGTGAAGATACAGTCACAATTACTTATGAGATTAATGGTAGAAACTACGCTGGTTCAACTTTCACTTTTGACATAACGCAGACTATTACAAAGTCATCTGCTGGTTCTGCTGGTGCTGGTCGTTGGAATATTCCAGTAACAAGTTTGCCAACAACAAGCGCAGAAGCACAGACCGCATGGGACGCATCTAGTGTAGGCCGTGATGAAGTAGAAAGTGATCAGGCATGGTTCTATACAGGCACAGAGGCCAACCCAACTGCGCAAAGTGTTTGGATTTACGATAGCGGTACGTCAACATGGAATGAGCAAGACGAAGTAATTGATGGAAGCCTTTTAGTTACTGGCACAGTTACGTCTGATGCCGTAGATACTAATTTCATTGATGCCTTTGAGATTGACGCAGCAAATATTACAACAGGCTTATTAGAGGCAGACCGCATACAAATTGATGGGGTAACGCTAGACACAGTTACAACTGGTGTAGCACCAAATGAAATAACTAAACTTATAATCGCTGGGGCTGGTGTTGCTACTGCACAAATAGCAACAAATGCGGTTACTAGGACGGCTGCAACAGCTATCGGTTCTACATTTACAACGACATCGAATACATCCGTAGATATTGCGGCACTTAGCTTTACTGAAGATGCGGCATATGATCTCTACGCTTGGGCTTCTGGGGATGTTGAAAATGATAGCGGCAGTACAAAAGAAATAGCATTTCAGTTAGAAAACACCGCAAATAGTCCGTTTGCAAAACAGATTGTTAATCTTGCGGATGGCGACACAGCACACCTTTCGTTGATGGGGTACACAACTACAGCTAACGGAAGTAATAGCATTGCCTTTACGATGACATGTGTCGGCGGTGCTGATCTTATATTCAGCCAGCCGTTTCACTTCTTTGTCTTAGGCATCAAGAGATAGTAACTGACATTTATAAGCTAAGAGGATATTATGGGATACCAATTAGGAACACGTAGTAAACAAAAGCTGTCGGGGGTTCACCCCGATATGGTAGCAGTAGTATCACGGGCGATTGAGTTGTCTGAACAAGACTTCTCTGTGCTTGAAGGTATACGACACATCAATCGTCAACGAGAACTAGTGAAGACAGGTAAGTCAACCACTATGAACTCAAGACATCTGACAGGACATGCAGTAGACTTAGTGCCTTATCCTGTGTCGTGGGACTGGGAATACTTTTACCCTATCGTAGATGCTATGAAAGCTGCTGCTGAAGAGTTAGACATAGAGATCACGTGTGGTGCAGACTGGAAGAATTTCCCTGATGGTCCACACTTTGAACTTAGCTGGGATAGTTATCCGACATGATTGAAGATACGGTGTTGTGGAACGCAATCCTTACGGGTGGCATAGGTATAATAGCTTGGGTCATCCGAAGTTGCATGGTAGAATTAAATAGACTTAACATACTGCTTAACAGAACCCGTGAAGAAGTAGCAAAAGAATACGTAACTAAATCTGAACAAAAAGATCAGATGAATTATGTCATAGACAAGATTGAGTCACTCGACGCAAAATTAGATAGGTTGCTAGAGAGGCAGTAGGGCATGGACCCAGTTACGATTATCAGTGGTGCTACAGTCGCCTTTAATGCCTTAAAGAAGGGTTTTGCTGTAGGCAAAGACTTACAAGAAATGGGTGGTCAACTAAACCAGTGGGCTTCTGCTATGTCAGACTTAGGTCAGGCAGAAAAGAAAGTCAATAACCCACCTTGGTGGAAGTCCCTTGGTAGTGATGTAGAACAAGAGGCTATGGCTGTTTGGAATGCAAAGCGTAAAGCAGAGGCCATGCGTGAAGAGTTACGCAGCTATATAAGTTTTGTTTATGGTCCATCAGCATGGGATGAATTAGTGGCTACAGAAGCAAAGATACGTAAACAAAAGAAAGAGCATGAGTACCGTAAAGCTGAATTACAAGAAGCTATCATTACTTGGTCTATTACTAGTTTGCTATTGTCAATATTCTTTGTTGGCTTTGGTATACTAGTTTACACAATGAGATGATTAAGAAAGTCGGTAATAAGTACATAGTCTACGGTAAAGACGGTAGAATAATCGTAGTGACTTCAAGTAGACGAATAGCGGAGAGATTGGATGGTAGTTGACTTTGATGTTGATGGTGACGGTAAAGTCACACTAGAAGAAATAGCTATGAAAGAACGTATGCTTGAAGTAGAGTTACGTGAAGAAAAAGCTGAGTCACAAAAGTTTATGGCTTGGGTAGCTATGGGTATGATGATCATATTTACCATATTCCTATTCACACCTATGATGTCAGACTCACGTGTATCTGCTTTAGCTGATCTACTAGGTCTATTCTACATTGCACAGACTGGTGTCGTTGCAGCTTACATGGGTGCTACAGCTTATATGGCTGGTAAACCTATGGGTAACAAAGTGGCTATGAGCAAATGAGATGGTTGGTCCTGATCCTATTATTATCTAGTTGTGGACTAACTAGCCTAATTCCCACTGGTGGGACTAACGTAGCTGCAAACACACAGCTTGGACAAGAGAACTACCAAGGTGTCACGACAAACGTCGATAGGTCAGTTAAGCCTGTCATAAGGCCAGAGGGTCCCGTAGAGACTGTACAACAGGACAACAGTGTGACAAACATATCCGAACTAGACCCCCTACTACTAATCCTTTTGGTGCTTGGATGGCTTGCTCCTAGCCCCTCAGAGATAGGCAGGGGAATCCTTAAACTATTCCGTCGAAGAAGAATAGAATACTAACCCCCAGATACTAAAGAACCCCCTAGGTTAATTCCTAGGGGGCTTTTTTGTGTCTACTCTTCTGATAGACCTAGTTTGTTCATGCACATAGCTGTACCTTCATACAGCATTTCTATGTCGGCCTCTGCTTTTGTAATCTTACGTAGGCAATATGCATTTGCCAGTAGGCTTATAAGCAGGATACCCTCTACTACTGTTATAGTCATTTACGCCCCTGTTGTTGTATTAGTGCTTCTAGGTACCATCGTGCTTTCTTCAAATCCTCAATACCATTCTTGTATCGCCATCGGTGTAGATACTTAGCTACATTCCCACGGTAGTATCCTATTAGTTCCTCGTCTGTCAGGAAGTCTTTTATGTACTCAATGCACTCAATAGAACCTGTACCATAGTGTGCAGGGTTGTTTACGTTGTCACGTTCTTTGGATCGTTGTCGTTCTTCTAGGGACATTGGAGTTATCATCGGGGCTTCATTCCAATCATTCATAGTTTCTCCTTCATAAACACCTTAACCCATTGGGCGCAGATGTCTGACCTGATTATGTCGTCTACACCAAACTCAATGATTGGTACAGGCAACATGTGCTTCTTTGCTAGATGGATCACCTTCGACAAACCGTCTGTCTCTTTCAAGTCAGATTGCTGCGAATCACCATTAAGCACAATAGTAGTCCCTTCTCCAACCCTAGTCAACAACATTTTCAACTCATGTGTCGTTATGTTCTGTGACTCGTCTACAATTACAAAGGCATTATCGAAGCTACGCCCACGCATAAGTGCAAGAGGTGCCATCTCAATGTTGCCATTCTTGATGCCAGTTTCGACTGTACCCTTTCCAAGATGCTTCTCCAATACGTCTAGTACAGGTAATGCCCAAGGTTTAGTCTTTTCCTCTAGGTCACCCTTTAGGTACCCAAGTTCTTTACCTACGGCAACGTGAGGTCTTGTGATGACGATCTTATCAATTTCTTTCGTCGTGTAGAGGTCGGCAGCATAAGTCGCCGCAACATACGTTTTCCCAGTCCCCGCAGGACCAAGGATAAAAACTTGTTGATATTCCCGAAGAGCATCTAATAGTTCCTTTTGTTTATCAGTTCTAGGTAACAACCCAGAAGTCTTTTTCTGAGTTGCACCTTTATAATTAGTTTTTCGTCGGGTCTTTCTAGGTTTGACAGGAAAGTCTGTCACATTGTCATCATCCATTCATTTCTACCAGTTCTGCTGATGTATAGGGTACATGAAAGAACTGTTCCCCTTTACGTATGTACCTACCTTTAGCTGTGCCTAGGCTTTCCTTAGTCAGTAGTGTGTCCTTGATACGCCATGCCTGTCGTAGGTCTTTACGGAAGACGTAGAAGTTAAGAACACCATTCTCTGACCCATGTTTGTCTAGGAGCCTCTGTTTGCGTTCAGGAATGCGTATTTCTGACCAGTGGGTAGGCCAGTCCCCACCCCAAGCTACCTTAACCTCTGCCTCGTTAAAATAAGTGTAGCCACCCTTCTGTGACACGACATCGACATAGTAGTCCTCTTCTGTGTTTACAATAGTATGACCCTTACTCTTTAACAAGGAGACAAGAGCGTCTTTAGCTTTATTGTCGTATGCCTCATACAACGCACGACTAAACTTCTTTCTTACGGGTTTCATCTTTTCTCCACATTAATTCATGCAAGAGCATGTTTTGTTCATAGTCGGACATAATCATCCAATCTCTGATTTCGTCTGTTGTACGAAAGCACCCTGCACAGTATCCATCGACTATACGACAGACCTTTATACAGGGTGACTTAACAGAACCTATGTTAGGTCTACGATTTCGCATACGTCCCCAGAACATGCCATTGTCTGCATACCTGCTGTATTGTCCTCTTTCTCATAGTCCGTCAGTTTAGACCAGTCAATACCTGTCGGCATTAACGACAGCAAAGTCTCATAGTCTGATTTGTCGCAATCCTGATAAGGGGCTTGCTGATAAGTGTGGTCACTGTGTGGCAAGAATGACACACCTGACATCTCGTCAAAATGCTCATACACAAATGCACCTACAGATACCCATTCATGGTCACGAACTGACACAGTAATGCTAGGTTTATGTTCGCACCAGTGCCGTTGATACGTCAGCCACATCTCTAGTTGTTCAATAGCTGACATATCGTTGCGTGTTACTGCACCTGCAGGAGCTTTCTGTGGAAAACTAAACACTGTTGTTGCATCTGGTTTCATCACATCAGGCTCATTAGGCACACCCTGATCCACTAGGAATTTCGTAAGTGGGTCTTTATTGTCTCCACGCACTGTGCGGATGTAATAAGGGCTGTGACGAGCATGTATCCCACTAGCAGAATCAACAAGTTGGGAGACAGTGCCACTAGGTTTGACACAAGTGATAGCAGCAGAAGGAGGGATACCAAGGCGCTCAGCCCATTCATCATTAGTAGATATAGCGACATTTCTTAAATGCTCCAGTGTTTTAGCTAACCCAGCATTAGCACCGGTCATTAGCGGGTTGTCCATGATGCCTGTTAGACTTACACCTAGCAGACGCTCTTCTTCCGTATTGTCTGTCCAATCCTTGGAGAGGTACGGAAACTTTGTATAGGTAGATTGGATCGTACCTAAGATAGTCGCATATTTTACCTTGCGTTCTATGTCTTCAATATTGTCGGTAGCACGTACTACGCACTCAGTAAGGTTGCAAAATTCCGCATTTTTGAGGATGATTTCTGAACATGGATTCGTCCCGAAGTCGCTGTCTGGATTACGACGACCATTCTTTGCAGCTTGCTTCTGTGATGCTTGACGATTAAAGATGCCACGTTCACCTGACTTACTTTCGATCAATGCTGTCCACTCACGCATGAATGTTTCTGCATCTGGTTTGTCAGTATAAGCCACAGAGTTGTTAGCCAAGGCACGGTGACCATAGTCCAGATACCATTGACCAGACTTAGCATAACGCATCTTGTCGTCTGACAGGTTAGACAGACTGATCATAGCACTACGGCGTACACCACCTACTACTACAATCTCACCGATCTTACACATGATGTCGTGACATTCGATAGACGATAGCTTACGGCCTGTGGCATTCAAGAACTTATCGACAGTAAAGTTGAACAAGTCTACCAAGGGTGCTGGTCCTGATGCACGGCCACCAAATGTCTTTAGTCTTGCACCTGCTGGTCGTACTTTGGATACGTCCCACTTAGGAATTTCACCAGACCACAACAATGCTAGTAGTTGTCGGTATGCTTTAGCCCAACCTTCTTTACTGTCCTTAACTACAATCGTTGTCTCAGATTTGAATAGACGTTCTGGGACTTCTGGTAGCTTCTGGATGTACTGTCGTTCAACAGAGAACCCTACACCTGTACCACACAACAGGATAAACATAGCCTCGTCAAAACGCTTGGGCCTGTCTACAGCTACGTAAGAGCAGTTGTACATACACGTATTGTCACGGGCTGCTGCTGGTCCAGCGGTCATCATAGAACGCATAGAGGGCATAACCTCTAGTGACAAAATTGCATCACGTATATCTTTGATGTAACTGTCGTCACCTGCTAGTGGTTTAACAATATTGTCAATGTATCGGTCAACTGTTTCTGACCATGTTTCACGCTTTTCGCCAGTCCAACGGGCATAACGTGATAGTGCAATAAAGTTTTGATAGGGGGTAGGGAGCATATTGTTCATTCTTGTTCTTTTCCTCGTCCACGCATTGTTTTGTCTTCACCTAG